TGATCCTCGGCGAGTTCATGCCGGTGAAGACCGACGACAAGGGCGCTCGGTAACGAGCGGCGCAGCAAACCAAACGCGACAACGACTCTAGGGCGCCCGAAGCGGCGAATCGAAAAAGGTTGAGACCATGACGGAACGAATGACGAAGGAAAAGGACGCGGGTTATCTCGAGTTCGTGCTCACGAGCGCGGCGGTCGCGGTCAAGGGCGAGGTCGCTTGCCTCGACACCTCGACCGGGATTGTGACCGTCGGCGGCACGTCGACGACGCTGATCCCGATCGGCTACTTCACCGAATCGCTCACGGGCGACGGGACCACGAAGACGTCGATCAAGCTCTTCCAGGAGCTTCGCCTTCACTGGCTCGACAACGACGACAGCCCGAACGACGTGCAGACCAGCGACGTCGGAAATGAGGTCTACCTCAAGGACGGCAAGACGGTCTCGACGCTCTCGACTGGTCGATCGATTGCGGGTCGCGTCTTCGCGATCAGCACGCTCGACGGCGTTCTCGTGCAAGCGGGCGCGGCAGTCATGGGCCCAACCGGCGGCGGCGTCGCTGGCGGCGCGGTCGCATCGCGCGCGGCGCTCAAGGGCGTCGGCGCGACGTCTCGGTACGACGGGCAGCTCGTGCTCGTGAAGACCGACGGGTCGATGTGGCGATTCGTTGCCGCGAGCATCGTCGAAGCCGACGGCGCCGACGAACTCGCGATCGCGCCGACGAGCGGGACCGGCATGTGGCTCCGCGCGGACAAGAGCTTCGTGATGAAGCTTCCGATCGATCACACCATGTCGGACGGTCAGGAGATCTGCGAGATCCCGGCCGGCATGGCGGTCAAGCTCGCGGCCGAGCCGTTCTGGGAAGTCACGACCGGATGGACCGGCGGATCGAGCGCGTCGATCGGAATCGCATCGAGCCAGACCGGATACAACACGGCGGGCGACTTGCTCGGCGGCGCAGCCGGCGAGTTGACCGCGGTGCTCGGCACGACCGGCGTCAAGCCGGGCACGATCGGGCCCCATGTCGACACGCTGGTCGAGCGTCAAGCGCTCGTCATGGTGTCGGGCGACACGATCACCTACGAGAAAATCGCGGACACGTACGGAGCCGGCGCCGGCTTCGTGTGCATCCCCGTTCTCGTCGCGACGGTCGCGGGCGGCTGATCGCTCTTCTCATAACCCAAGCCCGGCCCCGCGGTCACGAGCCGCGGGGCTTAGGGCGTTAGAGGGACGCCGCGCGCTCCCAAAAGACGAAAAGGAAAATCCAACATGCCCGCGTTGACCCCATCGTTTCTGTACGACCTCGAGAGCAATCTCCGCCTCATCACGTCGCGAGAGTATGAGCGCCTGACGCGCTCGCTCTGGTGGACGAAGATCGCCAAGCGCATGCCGAGCGGCGCGAAGAAGGAGCGGATCAACTGGCTCCTCGACACGGCGAAGATCGAGCGGACCTCCAAGGGAGGCGGCGAGGTCTCTTTCGAGGATCTCGCGATGCAGACGACCGAGTTCGAGAACCTCAACGCGGCCGCGGGCCTCAAGCTCAAGAAGGAGCAGCTTGAGGATCTCGACGGCAACGGCGTCCAGCTCGCGACGCACTGGTCGCGCATGATGGGCGCGTATGCGGCTTACTGGCCGCAGAAGATGCTCGCGCAGGCGATCATCGCGAACCCAAACACGTACGACGGGCGCCCGTTCGTCGACACGGCGCACCCGTTCAACCCGTTCAAGACGAGCCTCGGCACGTTCAAGAACGTGTTCACCTCGAGCTCGAGCGGGATCTACCCGGGCGCGCTGAAGATCGACAACTCGGTCGATCTCGAGACCGCGGTCCAGAACGTCGCCAAGGCGATCGCGTACATCGCATCACTAAAGATGCCCAACGGCGAGGACCCGCGCTTCCTCAAGGTCGCCGGGATCGGCGTGCCTCCGGCGCTCGTCGCTCGAGCACAGCAGATCACCAACGCGAAGTTCATCGCTCAGGCGGCGGGCAGCGCAGCGGGCAGCGGCGACGTCGAGGCCGTGGTGCGCAACTTCGGACTCGGCCAGCCGTTCGAGATGCCGGAGCTCGGCTCCGCGTTCGGCGGCTCGGATACGAGCTGGTACATCCTCACCGAGGAGATCACCAGCAACGATCTCGGCGCGTTCGTGTACGTCGACCGTGAGCCGTTCTCGGTCGTTTACCACGGCCCGCAGACCGACGCGGAGCTTGCGCGCAAGCGTGAGTTTCAGTGGACGACCGAGGGCCGAAACGTTGTGGGCGCGGGTCATCCATACCTGCTCTTCCGAGCGGACGCCTCCTAACAAGGACTACCGAAAGGGGAGGGCGACGCGCGGTCCTGGCCATGGTCCCGCGTCGCCCTCCGACAGCAACACCCGGCCCGCTGCCTATCAAGGCGCGGGCTTAGGGCATTGAGAGACATTACGTGACCGCCTATCTCGACCTCGACGCGTTCAAAGCTCGCTCGGACATGCCGGCGACGGACGTTGACACGCTCGACGCACGCGAGACTGGATTCTTCGACGCGGCGCTCGAGGACCAGTCCCGATGGATCGACTCGCGCCTCTCGAAGCGATATGCGGTTCCGTTTCTCGCGCCGTACCCGCGCGCCGTCATGCGATGGCTCGCGAGGCTCGTCACGGTCGATGCGTACCTAAAGCGCGGAGTCGATCCGAACGACTTGCAATTTGCGATCACGACCGCGAAGGCGGAAGAGGCGAAGGCCGAGATCAAAGAAGCGGCAGACGAGCAGAACGGTCTTTTCGAGCTTCCGCTTCTCGAGGGCGGCGCCACGGCGGCGACGCGCGGCGGGCCACTCGGCTACTCGGAGGCGAGCCCGTATGTGTGGACGGATCGACAAGGCGCGACCGGAAGCAGTGAAGACGCGTCGGGAACCGGAAGCGGTGACGGCAATGGATGACTTCCAAATCCTTGACGATCACATCGCGCGGCTCCGGGTCCTTGTCGACCTTCCGAAGGACGGCGCTGATCGCGCAGCGGGTCTGATTCGCACCGAGATCGGTCGACAGGTCGCGGCGGGAACCGACCCAGAGGGTAAGCCATGGGCGCCGCGCAAGGCGGACGGTGCGCAGCCGCTCGTCAACGCAGCAAAGGACATTCGCGTTGCCGGATACGAGAACCTAATCGTCGTTCGAATCCTCGCGCGCGAGCTCGTCCTTCATCACTACGGCTACGCCCGAGGGAACGTTAGACGGCAAATCATTCCAATCGGGAAGCTCCCCGATTCGTGGGCGAGCGCAATCAAGAAGTCGCTCGAAGAAGAATTCGCAAAGACGATGGGCGTCGCCGCCTAAGGAGACCGGGTCATGAGTCAACCGAAAGCGACAGTCAACGAGATCGACGGCGGTCTCGGCGTATTGCCTCCGAGCGAGGGCGAGCTGTACGCGCTCATCGGCGTCTCGACGAAGGGCACCGAGAACGCGCCCGCAACGTACGGGAACAAGGAAGAGCTTGTCTCCGACTTCGGCGCCGGCCCGCTCGTCGAAGCCGCGGCGCACTTCATCAAGAACTACGGCAACCCGGTGGTCGTTGTGCGCAGCGCGCAGAGCGTTGCGGGCAGCTTCGATTCGCCGGTGAGCGCTGTCGATGGAGACACGACGGGCTTTACCGTGACGGGCGCGGGGTCCGCAACGCCGACGATGCACACCGATCCCGATCCTGATCAGGCAATGCAGGTTCAGATCGTGTTCATCACGGGCGGGACGATCGGGATGGCCGGAATGGTCTATCAGATGACCATCGACGGCGGCGACTCGTGGGGCTTCGCGGTCCCGCTCGGCACCGCGACCAGCATTTCATTTCACGGCGTACAGGTCGACCTCGGAAGCGGGACGATCAACTCTGGAGAGTCCATCTCGTTCTCGTGCACCGCGCCGATCCTCGCGAGCGCGGGATCGGTCACGCAAGATCCATGGGACGGATCGGCCGCGCCGACCGTCGGCGCGAATGAGCCCAACGACGATTATCAGCTGTATGTAAAGTTCCTCACGGCGGGAACGATCGGGTCGGCGTCGCCTGCGATCACGTATCAGTGGTCGGTCGACGGCGGCCGCACGCTCTCCGCGGTGACGTCGCTCGGAACCGACGACACGATCAGTTTTCCGGGAACAGGGCTCACGGACGGCACGCCGATCCAGGTCGCGTTCACGCACAGCACCGTTGCGGCGGGCGACACGCTTCAATTCACGAGCTTCGCGCCGTGCTGGAATACGAGCGACCTGTCGGCTTCGCTCAACGCGCTCGCGGCGACCGCGGCCGTGTGGGAGCTCGTGCACGTCGTCGGCCCGATGACGGCGGACGCGTTCGACCTCCTCGAGACCTCTGTACCCGCGATGCTCGCCGCGGGTAAGGCGCACGCATGGATCGGCAACGCGCGCATGCCGAACCCGGGCGAGGACGAGGCAACGTACGCGGCGAGCATCGCGGGTACAG